CTTTGTATTGAGCACCCTCAGCAACTCTAATGGTTGGTTTGGTTGGATCAACAGTTGCAGGAACTGCCATCATGACAACTGCATCTGGATAGATCTTTTGAACCTGAGCCTCAACTTCCTTACGGTTGGGGAACTTGACGGTTGGGAAGAATAGTTGGAGATAGAAGATCTTACCTCTAAATCTCAGGGTAACTGCAACGGTTTGACCCAGTTCGTTATATCTTTGAACCTTCTCTTGGATCTCAACTTCTTCCTTGGCATTCTTGAGACCACTCTTAACAACCTGACCACCAAGTTTCTTTCTATCTACAATTCCTTGTAACAACTGTTCTGGTGTCTTTCCATACTTAGATGCATCAACCTGTTCTTTTACGGGAACACAGTTGGGAACCATCTTGTCTCCCTTCTTCTTCATACCCTTCTGGGTATAACCAACCCAACACTTCTCAACTAGGCTCTTATGGTAATCGTTGTCGAACTCAAACTCATATCCTTCTTTCTTGTTTCCCCAGTTGGCAGCACCTTTCTTACGACACTTAACCAGAGCACCTGAGGCATAAGCAGAAGGCCATACAGAATAACGAGACTTAACCTTATGGTAACAAGCGTCTTTTTCACCACTTCCTTTACCTTTCTTGTCCTTTGCTTCAGTCATCGCCTCAATGTCATACTCAGGAGAACAGACACAAGGGTTTTGTCCGCATCTGGGGCAGTTGGTTGCTTGCATGGGTTCTGGTTTGATAATGTCTTGAATAGTCGCAAAAGTGTTGCCGTAGGCATCAAGGAGTTCGATCTCTTCTTTCTTCGTCTTTCTGTCAGTCTTCACCATGGTTGGTGCGGCTGCACCAGACTTCTTCTGTTGACCAGGATCTTCACGTCTCTTTGCGGCAGCCGCAGCAAGTCTTTCTTTTTTAGACATACTGGCTCTCTTTGCAGAAGAGACACACTTTGGAATACCTTCACCTGGTTTGTCACTGGCACAAGAATCACCAGTCACCACGTTGACCCAACCTTTCTTACCGTCCTTTGATTTGGACTTACCAAACCAATCGCGGAGACCTTCTTCGGCATGATATTCACCGACCGCAGACATATTGTGATGGGTCTTACTGATTTTATCTTGCATCCAAGCAGGAATATCCTTTTCCTTGGATCCAAGTTTCTTCTTCAGTTTTCTCACGTTGTCCTCAATATTTTTCAATTGGGACTGAGCCATGGCGACTTCGTGGTCTTTCGCCTCTTTCATTTTTTTCTTGCGGCCTTGACAATGAGCTCTTTGAGAAAACCCTTTTGGGCTATCACAGTTGATTGACTTTTTGTATTTTGCCGACCAACCCATTACAGACAAGAACTCTTTTTATTATTTAGAAGTTGAGAAAACTAAATACTTGCAGTCTAATGTGGTCTTCTTAGATGAAAAGAGCATTGTTTGCCCTTGGAATGATTTTGGTGGCGGCACCCGCACATGCCGATATTTCTCACAAGTTGTCAACCAGTGTTCAACTGACCGTTGATGCTGCAGCCTCTCAAGCAACCCGTATTGGCAGCACATATTCGGTTTCTGGAAACAACATTACCCCATCAACTGTAGGAGGGCTTGGATCCCTCACATCAGGAACTGCGGTTGGATACACACCAACTGCATATGGTCTCACAACAGACGGTAGTGCCTATACATTCAGTGAATCATTCATTGAAGGAGACGCAGTGCCTTCGGGTACAACCGTGTCAAGTGGTGTCATTGGGTCCCTTCCTTCATTTGGAACTGTCACCACGACTGCCGGCGGCGTGGCTGGGTCTCTCGCTGGTACTGTCAATTCTGCTGGCACGATGTCGTTGACTGCTGGTGGTGCTGGTACTTCAGCCACAGGACAATTTGTTAGTGAGATTACGGTTAAATAGAGATGTCTAGATTGCATGAGGCGATTTGTCTTGGTGTAATCCTTGGAGTTGTACATGGGACTGTTCAATCCGCATCAGCAGTCCCATTAGTACCCAACTTCACGCAGGGTTCTATGACGAGTCACACGGAGACGACCTCTACAGTGACTGAAACGATTAACTCAATAGATTATTCAACAGGATGGCAATACACAGTAACGGGCACCAACGTAAACTACAGTGGATCGACACTGAGTCCATCAGCCAACACAAATACAGTAACCACGAATCCGCTAGGAGGAGTAAGTGGATCGGTTATTTCGTCAACAAGTTCTCTAAATCTAGGAACAAAGGGGAATTACACAATTTCAACGCCAGGAGCATCCTTTCAGTTCACAGAGTCTTATCAAGGACCTGGCATGACGAATCAAACGATAATCCAACGAACGACAGAAATTCGTTCGGTCACAGATACAACAAGTGTCTTCACAGAATAACTTTGAGCCTTGCTCTCGGTGTCTTCGTGACCCCTGCATCTGCTCTTGCAGAGACGGTAGGGGGAGTATCAGCGACAGCATCACCGATTGCGAACAGTACAGGCTCAGTCACAAACCAAGCAATTCAAGTTCTTCAAGGTCCGTACATAACAAACCAGTACGGGGACGGAATCAGTTGTCAGGGCCCGACTCTTAACGTAACCCCCTTTGTAACAGGTAGTGGATCATATCAAAAACCATATGAACCGTATTACATGGATCCTGTATATGATATGCGTGACCTCAATGATGATGGGTCTTTGGATAATCCTGGCAACATTCTTTACCATGTACCCACCAGAACGGGTCAAAAGGATAACTACAACCTCTCAGTCGGTGTCAGTGCCACATGGAGTAAACCACTAGACAAGAAACAACAAGACTTATGTAAGAAGGCAGCTGAAAATCACAACGCACTAAGGGAACAAATTCTGGCCAATCGCAGACTTGAGTTTGAACTTACCAGACTTTCAAAATGTGGCGAAATGAAAAAATCTGGTATAAGTTTCCATCCCAAAAGTCCGTATTATGCTGTTTGTGCTGATGTTGTAGTGCAAAATGTGGATACCGTTCCTTCACACAGACATACTATTTCCCCTTCAACAGTTTCCTCATCATCGCCTTCGCATGGTTCGTCTCACTCTGCTCGCGCCTCCGCTCTTGGAGGGACAGTACGACTTCCGGCTTCCCCCGCATCTTCGACACCTTCTTCACAACCTTCTTCACGGTAGGTTTAACTAACTTCAATAATAAATCAGCTAAGGGTTTTGCAAGAAGTGCAGATGTTGTCGCAATCAGTGCAATTGATGCAGTTGTTGTCACCGCAGCAGGTTCTGGGAGATACTTTTGTGTCCAGGGTATCTCAGGTTCTACGGTCGGGGGAGCCTCCTCTTTGGTCACAGATGCTGTGGATGGTGGGAGCGCCTGCGGTAGTTGTTGGATTACCTCTTTTTGTTTTTCTTCTTTGTTTTTTGGCAGACCTGCTGGACGGGTAGGTGTGAATTGTTGTGGTTCAAAATTCAAAGGTTCATAACTTGGAATTCGACCATCACACTGGATTATCTTCTGGTCATCTTCAACCGCATCAACATTTTCCACACATCCAGGATAAGAGACAATGGGTTTCTGGAGATATGTGGTAATTGGTGGAGTAGGAACCAGAACTCTAGGTGTATCTAGATTAAAAATGGGATTCGGTTTGATTTCACGGATGTTGATATCACGAACCCCAATATCAGGAACTTCGGGCATTAAGTGTCCTCGCAATCTTTAACCATTGTGGCGATATCGCCACCGACATCGGCCCCCTTATCTTGTGCGAACATTGCTACCCACCCAGCAGCAAGCCAACCAACATAAGGAATACCAGTGAACCAAGGAGCGGCTGCGGCACCTACACTAGCGCCCACCATTCTCCCTGCATTTTCGCCACCACCTTCCGCCTTGATACACTCTATCTTTTTGGCAGTCAACTTTCCCAGCTCACCTCCTTGGAGATGTTTTGCTCCATCCATAGTGTATTCTTGTTGTTGAATGATATTGGTCTTTCCACCAATACCAAAGAACCCGTTCTTTTTATCGATAACTTTAGAAGTTCCCATTACTAAGGGATCATTAGAACGATATTGAATACGATATCCATCTTTTCTAGCATCCACTTGATATGATGTATAATTACCAACTGGTAAATTGAAGATGGGAAGTTGTTGTCTATTCAGTAGATGTCCAAGAATGCCGAGATGTGCAACACCAAATACGGTGGCAACACTAAGGGCTGCCCACTTGAACATTGGTTTGCGTTGTTCACTATTATTCACTTGTTTGGCGGATTGTTCATTTTGAACTTTTAAATTCCATGCCATTTTCCTTAGGGGATAGGAAGTCCTGTTTTAGTTGGAATTGCAGGACCAGTTACTTTAGGCATTTCTGGCATTGCAGATTTAATCAATCCAGGTAGTGCTTTAGTTACATTTTCAGTAACTACTTCTACGGCTTTTTCTCTTGCTTCTTCAATTAATACATCTTTTTGGAAATACAAATATGCAGCACCACCAATAATGGATGCAGATGTCAATCCTGACAACAAAGCGATAAGATTAATTAGTTTTTGCATGTTATTGACCAAGTAGTTTGATCTTATTATCTAGGTCATGCAGCTCAGAATAATATTCACAAGGATACTCCATTGCGATTGGTTCATTATGAAGCATAATATCTGTGCGGCAGTATCCATTGCCGATTTCCACATGACCAATAATAAACATCGTTAAAAACATCATGGTATTAGACCGTAGGCATTACAGGTGGTTCGCCGTCCTTCTTAGGGGCAGCAGTTGCAATCTGAAGAGGTGCTTGCTCAATACGAATGGTTTGAGCAGGTGCTGTCTGTGCTGCAGCAGCAATCAGTTTCTCTAAGTCTGCTTTGGAAACTCCACCAGCACCACCCATCTTCATTGTACCATCACCAGACTTCTTCGCAGTCTGAACACCAAATGTTGCTAGAACCCCAGTGAAAACAGATGCAATGAAAGTAGGATCAAGTTTCTGCTCAGGAATACCAAGTGCAGCAGGAAGTTTAATGTAAGCAAGAGTCAAAATACCACCAGACCAGACAAGGATACCAAGTCTGACCATAGTGCTGATTGCTTCCAACTGACCTTCATGGTCGTCGGCAGCTGATTTTATTTTACCAAATAAACCTTTCTTCTTGTTTTCTGGTTTTTCTTCCAGAACTTCTTTCCTTTCTTCAGTCATCTAACTTTCCTTTTTTGAGTAACTTTTGAAGTTCGGCAGTTGATCCTACAAAAAGTGCGTTGGTGACATTACTAGGTCCTTTTTCTTTAGGATCCTCGATGTCTCTCATTTTTTTCTGTAGGTCTAATAATTTATCTGTGGCATCAGCCACACTCTTAATTAGTTGCCCAGTAACTTCATAAGCTCTCGCGGAACCCTGTTCTTGCGAGATCTCCATGATTCCATCAATGGCTTCCTGACCTTTTTCGATCAACGAATACAACTGACCTCTTGTATATTCGTAGTCTCTTTTTAGGTCTGGTTTTTCTTCTCGCTGTCTTGGGACTTGTACATCGCCGCTAACAGGGGCAATCTCACTGCCTCCGTCATCTTTAAGAATTTCAAGTGCTTTCCCGATATCATCAAACGCCATTGTTGTTCCTCAGAATTAAACATCAGTTCCTTGTGAAGGCGAATAGGTCTTATAGTCTTCATAGAATGAAGTCATTTCACTAAAACCAAAGTCATCACCTGCAACAATAAGAGCATCGTCACCAGAAAGAGGGAGAGATGCATCTCTCGAGCCACTGATGAGATTTACAACAGATCCAGAAGTGTGTTCAGATACGGTTGTCTCATCAACTCCTCTGTAAACGGTGACATCGTTTCCGCTGATGGAACGGATTTGCATATTCTCATTATCAATAACAATGTAATCATCAACGCTAAGTCCTGATGCATCATTGACTGTCATCTTTGTTTGATTTACCGTAAAGACTTTATTGATAACCGTTGTTGCGTCATCATTGTAGTCTTTAAGTGCTCTAGGAGTTGCAGCGTATCTTTGAACTCTCTTTGCGGTAACTTTGTTTGTATCATCAAACATGTCAACTTGAACTCTTTTGATAAGACCATCAGAGTTATCTGCAATCTTACCAAACAGATATGTTTTAGCGGTGAATGACAGAGTTGAAATCATTGCACGACGATTATCGAAACTTCCTTCGTAATCATCAGTCATGTTGATGTTCTCAAGAACAATTGGAATATCTCTCTTTTCACCAATAGATGAAATGAGATTAATAGTAATATTCAATCCAGGTTGAAAATATGGAAGAATTTGTTCCAAGATTTGCAACATGTCATCATTCAATTTTGTTGCAATGCTCAATTGAAAATTGATGTTATATGGAACAGGCATGTAAACCTTTTTAATGTTCCCTAACTCACCAGTATTGCAAGTTTTGAATGTCTGTGTAATTGAGGCTTTTCTTGTTGAATCATATGAGATACCAGTCATCTCAAACGACATGCGAGGCAATGTAATCGCAGGTCTACCTTGAAGGTTTGGTTGTTGTTCAATCTTGGCCAAAAACTTTTGCATTGGACCATAAGCCAATGGCACTTTCATCTTACTCTGAACATTGTCATTGTTGTCAGAGTGACGAATTTCAATTTGGTTAAAGAGAGTGCCGAAACCAATGACGGTTTTTCTCAGGATCTCGTGATAAAAGTATTGCCCAATCATGGTATTTTTTTAACTATTTAGAAAGTACCAAATGGATTGGTCTCTGTGAAGTCGAGAAGTCCATCATCGGCCTCATTTTCAATAATAATATTCTCTGCATAATCATCATATTCATCATCGTATTGAACCGACTTAACTGCGTATCTTCCTGTAGTTCCAATACCAGGATTGCTAATCGTTGTTGCACTTCCAACAATAATTTCGCCAGTTGTGAAGTTTCCTGAAAGATTAGAAATCTTGAGAATTCTAGTATCCTTATCCCAAGACTTAACACGGGCAGTGGACAGAGAACTTTCTCCAGTAATAACTTCGTTGATAACAAAGTTTCCAGTTCCAACTCCAGAACCACCAGAAGTTGGGTCTGCAATCGTAACAGTTGGTGCCTCGGTATAACCAAATCCAGCGTTGGTAAATCTAATTGCAGATACAGTACCAGAGGCACTTAAAAGGGCAACAGCCGTTGCATTTGCAGTAGAAAGACCTGATGGAGATGTGGAGATGGATACAACTGGTACGGTTGAATATTGAGATCCACCTTCCGTAATGGCATCAATGAAGACCACACCCGTGGTTCCAATACCTGTTCTAGCAGACGCCCCTGACCCTCCAGCACCACTGAAAGTAACTGTTGGTGGTTGTGTATAGCCAAAACCAGGATTTGTAATTAAGACCTGTTTTATGGAGAATGTTGTAGATCCTGATCCCGTGTTACTTGTAGTAATAGCTACAGCAGTTGCATGAGATGAACCATTACCATTCGGTGAAGTTGAGATCGAAACTACTGGAGCACTAGTATATCCATATCCATCATTAATCAATGTAATTTGATTAACTGCGCCTGTGAAAATGCCTGCACGGGCCGTGGCAGTAACACCAACACCCGCGAGAGTAAGAGTTGCAATATATCCAATATCCTCTACATTATTATCAATCTCTTCAATACTTGTGTCAATGACTTCATCCTCATATTCAAATAACTCACATGTAAGTTGATACATGTAAAGTTTGCCAAGTTGATAGAATGGGTTTTCGTGTTCTACAAACTTGATTTCAAAAAGACTATCTGACAGTGGGAAGTAGATTAGATCTCCCTCTTTTGGTCTTTTTACTAACAATTCTTGTGTTGGGTTTGCGTCGTAAAAAGGAGTTAGAAAATCCTCATATCTCTCTTTAGAAATGACTAAAGTAAGTTCATCGGTGGTTCTAATACCGAACTTAGTCATCAGGTCTCCAGATCCTTGGAAACCCTCATAGTTTTGAATATAAGCTTCGATTACATAGTTATCATCAAATCTTGCCAAGACATTTTCTTTCATTATTGTCTTGGTGCCCAAGAATTTTCTGGGCATATAATAAACATCAACCCCATACATCCTCAACTGTTCGTTGATGAGGTCTTGAACTAATCTTTGTTCTCCAGGAGAACCTTGTAGGAAAAATGGATTTAAAGCCATTAGCCGATCATATCCAGTGGGGGAACTTCATAATCAAAAGTCATCCTCTGTCGAATTTCTGCCAACTCTCTAAGGGCATCTTCGTAGATTTGACGACCGTTTAGTTCAATACCCCCAGGAAGTTTAACACCTGTGTACTTACTCATATTTTGACCCCACTGTTTTTTAATCAAGGCAGTGAGATACCTCTTTAAGAAACTGTCGTTATAGACCATTTCATTTTCAGATGGATCCAATACACGGAAACAATCAATTACAACATACTCATTAGATGAAACACCCTTCCAATCTAGATCGAGATACAATCTATTTCCTCTCTTATTGTATCTAATCTTTTTGTCTGGGCTTATCAGGAATTGAATTGTTTCCAGATATTCTTTAGTCATTGAATATGTCAACATCTCAATGGAACTAAAGTTATAAACATCATTCAGGAAGATCTGGTAAGAAATACTGAACATGTTTTGGGTAATGGTATTGTCATCAAAACGGAAAATACCATTAATACCGATAATATGATCGGGAATTTCAATATAGTTTCTTGCTTCAGTAAACTCCGTCTTTGTTGTAATGTAGTGAGTAGATCCAACACCAACAGCCGTAAATGTTACAGCTATACCACTTGATGCATTTGATTTTGATGTTGCCAGTCTAATTTGATTTGTATTATCTGCAATCGCATAGTATTGAACACTGCTGGTTGATATACCAAGGAACGATGTAGTTCCAACACCAGCAACAGATGTGGTTACAATACCAATTGATGTGTGTCCAGTTCCTGCAAAACTATAATACACTGGAGATCCAGTGATCAAACCATGATTTGCAATGGTGATATTATCTGCACTAATACTTACGACCGAAGATCTTTCCCCATTAAAAACCTGAGAGGAAAATCCTACTGTTGATACTGTATTACTTCTTGCTTCATCAATGTCATCTTGACTGATCTGGTGTTTGAGATACATTCTCTCAACACCGTCAAAATGTCTTTCATGAAAATACTGAATGGCATCATCGACAAGATCTTCAATTTGATCTTCATCGACATTAATTTCCAAAACAGGCTCGCCCAGCTGTCTTAGGCAATAATCAATGAGTTCTTGTCTACTGCTAGGCTTTGCCATGAATATACAACTAGCTTCCTACTATTTAGTGGTCGATTTTCTAGTGGTAGTTGAAGAACCCCACTCATTAGATTCTTCTTTTAATTTTTCATGTTCATTTTGTAGTTTGACATAATCTTGACGAAGACTTATGTATTTGGCCTCCGTCAAGATTACTTGTTTTTGTAATTCAATTACTTTATTCAGTGCGAGTTCGATAACGATATTCGCATCAATATTAGAATGTTCCACAGTCAATAGTATCCGTCCATGAAGGAACGCCAGAAGCGTTCGTTGTCAAAATAAAGTTGGAAGTTTGAATTCCGGCCGAAGGTGTTGCGGTTGATTGCAACTGGCCACTTGCATCAAAGTATGCAGCGCCGTTCGTGTTTGTCCCTGCAGAGAGGAACAGAGTTGCAACAGTAGAGACACCAGTTACTCTCAGGTTTGTGAAGGTAACATCACCAGCATCAATGCGACCGTTATTAATTGTGGTGCCACCACCAGTTAATTCATTGAAGTTAAGTGTGGTAAATGTGGCAGCCGCAGAAGATGCAGCACCAATTACAGTTCCATCAATATTACCACCGTTAATATCGGCGGTTGCGATTGTACCTGTACCTGTTACATTCAGTGTATTTATTGTTGCCGCTGCAGATACATTGACATCATCAAGTTCTGCAAGACCATCAACAAACAGATTTTGCCATTCTCTAGATGCATTACCCAGATCAAAAGTTCCATCGGCATTTGGTAACCAGTCTTGGTTTACTTCGAAACCACTTTGACCAAGACTCCAGAAGATAGTTTTGTCACCATCACTACCTGCATGAACAAAGAAACCACCACCATTAGCGGTTGTATTTGATGCAGTTGATGTTGACGCAACACCGATAGTCTTGTCTTGGACATCAAGTCTTTCGACGTTGATGATTGTTTCTGTTCCTTCAACGGTTAAATTACCAAGAACAAGAAGGTTATTGGTAACCGTGAGACCTCCACCAACGATAACATCGTCTGGAAGGCTTATTGTGACGGTATTATCCGTAACCGCAGTTACAATCTCATCAGTCGTACCTGAGAATGTTAATGTGTCGGTAAGAAGCTCTACAGTATCTGTACCAGTATCACCAGCAATATCAAGAGATGATGAAGATGATTGGAAACTAATTACTCCATTACCATCAGTTGTTAAAACTTGACTGGCACTTCCATCAGTCGAAGGGAAGGTGTACGCGGACGCACCAGAGCCCATGGTTAGAGCACTTGTAAAGGTGGCTGCAGTGCCTACAAGATTTGTAATAGAAGCTCTGGTTGCACTTAAAAGACCACTGAATGTTGATGCGGCAGATACCGTTATATCATCAAAAATTGCCTGACCATCAACATCGATGGTTCCACCAAAGACAACATTGTTGTTGAATGTGGAGACGCCAGTAACGTTTACACCGTTTGAACTGACAACAAGACCGGCACCACCAGAAACATCAGCGCCACCATTCGCATCAATAGCGCCAGTAAAAGTTGAGATTCCAGTGACTAAAAGTTTTCTGTTGAGAGTTACGTCTGTATTAAATCCAGTTCTTGAATTTATCGTTAACGTATCAGTATGGTCATCGCCAATGGTAACATTACCATTAAGAAAGAGACCTTGAGAGAAGGTTGCAACACCAGTAACATTAAGGTTTGAAGTTACTGTGTCAGTAAATGATGTTCTAGTTGCAGTCAAAATACCTGCAACACTCCATCCGTTAATCGCACCACTGTTGTCAACAATTGCAACAGACGAATTAATAAGTTCCCCATGGACATGATCCATGAGTTTGTAAGTATATTCTCCACCAATCTCTACTGGATTACCAGAGGCATTACCAACAAAAAGGCGGCCCGCTTTATTTGCCGAAGTTCCTGCTGTGCCTTGTTCAACCGTTACTGCAAGTTCCCCATATTCAAGAGAACTAGGAGCAGTTGCACCAGTAGATCTAAAGATCTTAATAGTACTGGCCATTAGAATGAGCCTCCGTTAATGTCTAAGTTTTTTGAGTTTCCAGTGGTTAGCGTATTACTAGCTACCCATTGTGATGTGTTTGCGTCATAGACTAAAACAGAACCATTCGTAACTGCACTAACGTCAGTATCACTCAAGCCACTTAGTGTTCCACCAGCTGCTCCAGCTGATGTAGATGCAACTTTAATTGCAGATTGTTGACCAATGCGAACTTTAATTTCAGACACTTGGTTACTCCCTTGTCACACCTTCTCGTACTAAAACAGATCCTTCAACAACCCTTTCCTTATTCCCATCGGAATCGGTTAAAATTACATCGTAAAGATAACGACCTGGTTTTATTCTTTTGGTTGTGGTGTCGCTCAAAGTTAATTTGAGAGCACCATTCGTTCTATCTGGGAAAGATACAGTAAAACTATAAGATTTACTGCTAGAAGAATGTTTACGAAGTTGTGCCGAACCCGTATACCCTGTCAAATTAGAAACACTATTTGTAGTGCTATTTTCTAAATTGAATGTTTGAGAAAAATCGACACCTTGATCGACCACCAAATTTACAACATATACAGCCATTCTTTAGAGTTAGTTCTTCTAGATGTATTTATAATTAGAGTTTATCAAGTAACTTATGTAGTAGAGATTTGATCTCACCAATTTCATTTTCCATATTGTCAAGTCTCTGTTTTTCGTTCAGTTTCTCCTCTCTCATTTTGAGATAATCTTGATATGCGGTTTTGTTGGTATTAATCACCGCGTTGGTCTCCAGATCTCTAATGAGATCTGAATGACCTTCAACTTTTTTATACTCCATTATGCAAACGCGATTGCTCTAAAGTCTCTAAGTTTTGGTGCATATGCTTGGTTTGTACCAGTCATAATTACCTTGATTTCAAATCCAACAAATTCTGGCAGATTACTTGCAGTAAACTGATACTCACGGAAATCATCTGGATTGTTCGAAGCAGGTACAAGTCTGTCTGGTCTACCATTATTGAGTTTTGGATCAATAACCTGGTCACCAAATCCATCACCCGTCGTGTCGGTCATATTGTCATATCCAGGGAACAACTCAAACTGAGCTTCCTGTGCGAGTGTATCTACTCTAAACAATCGATAGAGAACTCTAAAATCACTTGAAGGATGACGATAACCCGCAAATTTGACTTGCAAGAGTGTGGCTGGATTTTCAAGATTTACTCTCTTAGTGATGTAAACCGCCGCATTTGGATCACCAAATCTTTGATTTACTCTGTCATCGTCTGGGTAATTTGTAATCCTTTGGTCCAGTCTGTTTGTTGTTGTAATAACAGAAAGTCTGTCAATATCAATTACAGGAGAAACATTTTGATCTTCGGTATTGAAGACCAGTTCCATAGTAAAGGACTTACTACCAGGAAGTGATGTCAGTTGATTCTGTTCGTTAATCTTAGAAGCAACAATTCTAGGTGAAGTGAAGTAGTTTACCCCATTGAGACTTACATTCTCAAATCCTTGATCTTGGAATGAAGTTTCACTTCCATCAACACTTGTTCCAGAAACTGTTCTAACTCTTCCACTCAGAGAAGTGTCTCTTGGTGTTAAGAACTCCACGAGAGGAGTTACAGCTTCAAATTGAATGTTTTGAGTTGCCTTAGCTCTAGAGCCACCTGTGATTTCGGTTTCGGCAATTTTTAACTTGCGGAAACTATTTGTTCCATCTCTAACTGTTCCGACACCACTAGAAGATGTATCAACCTTAATGAAGTAACTATCGAGAGTGATTTCATTAGAATTATTAACATCAGCAAACGAATGCGTCTTGTTAATTCTTCTTAGAGAAACACCAGAAGTTTCATACTTTTGAACGATGTCACCAACTCTGTGGGTCTCCGCAACAGTATTATCAATTCCTCTAGAAACACCTGTGAGTAACTGAGGTGTAGTAGCTCCATTTACTCCAGTGTATGAGAGAATTTCATTATTGATCTTCACATAACCTGGGTTTGTAGATGAAACTCCGATATTCTCAAAACTAGAGAATACTGATACGGATCCAACACTCAAATCTGCGGTTGATGTATTGGAGTATTGTGCAGAAACAGTAGTCGTGGTTGTTACTCCAGTTACACCAGAGATTGTAACTCTGTTATTTCTGGCGTGCATACCATGGTTTCTATGATTAACCTTAACATGCAGACCATCCTTATAAGTTTCTGTGTTATTGATGGCCGAAGGTTGCGAACCAGGCAATGTTGATGCGATGCCAACTGCATTCACTGTCATCAGTTCTGAGGATGTAGTGAATTCACCCTGAACCTTATCAAGAATGACGCTATTTGTTGCCGAAATAATACCTACATTGAATCTAGTTCCAGTTCCAGTCTCACCAAGAGTGCATCCCAGAACATCACCAACAGCGTATCCAGATCCACCACTAGTTACAGTTACAACACCAATAGAACCACTAGCAACTTGAATATTTGCAATTGCACCAGATCCATTACCAGTGATACTCGTCAAAGCAATACCAGTATATGTGAAGTTGGATGCGGAAGGTGTTAGACCAGTTCCAACTCTGTTGGTTGTAATTCCACCAGCTTCCGTTGCACTTGTATTGATCTTGATTGCACCAAGAGACTTAACAAGATTTCCTTCGGCCGTTCTATTGCCAACCTGAGTAAACTTAGATCCAACACTAAAGTCTCTGGTAACAACGGTGCTACCAAACCCAACGTTGATTTCATGAGAATAGAACTCAAGAGGTTGTGGTCTTAATCTGGCAGTTTCAAACTTACCAACGCCAAGTTCTGGGTTATAGAGTTTGAGAGTTCCAGGGCCAGGGACGAAAGAACACTTGTTAAGAGTGAACTTAAGATCTTCAAGTTGACTTGGATCCCAAGTTGAACCATTTTGTGATTTAAACAATGAACCCATATAAGGTTGTTGAGAAACAATAGTTCTCTCACTTTCAGGAAGACTGACTGTAGACAGGTCCTCTTCACCCATTCTGGAGATATAAACCCTATAGTTATTAGATGCGGAAAGAAGAACAAGTGCGTATTCTTTCTTACCAGCAAGATAAACAGGAGATGGGAAAGTAAATCTTGTGGCTACCGTCCCATCCTCAGAAACACTGATCTGGGATGGTTCATAAACAACTTCACCAAAAGGAACAATCGTATTTGTAGGCAGACCAGTTTGCATTGTTCTGATCTGCAGAGTTACAGGAATATTTGCATCTTTTGATTGGAAGAAGATATCACAAGAAGAAACAAATACACCGTTATCATCGACAACTTCAAATGATTCTGCAAGAGGATCGTACCACTGGTTCTGTGCAACGGTTCTCTCTTCAAATGATTGAGTTTGAACCGTTCTAGTAACAGTTTGATTGGTTACTGTGCTATCGGAGACCGTTTCTCTCTGAATGTCAACATTTCTAATACCAACCACATCTTCCTGAGTAGTATCAAGAGCACCTTCTGCGCGGAAAGAAGTTTCTGCAGTTGAAGGATTATCACTTGGGCTGAGTGAGTTAACTGGACTACTTGTAATTCTGAAGGTCTTAGTGCCCGTTGTAAATTGTGGAGTCGTTGGTAATGTTGAATTAGGAATGAACAGAGTTCCAATCAAGGCACCTTTTTCGTCACTAATCAACCTTAGATCCGTTACAGTTGCTTCAGCACCACTTGTTTGTCCAACAAGTCTCATATTTGTTGCAACATAACCAGTAAATGTTCCAAGAACTTCTTGTTGTAGAGAAGCGGTGTCAACATTAAGGACTGTACTGGTTGCTGAGTAAGTTGAACTGAGCCCAACAGTATCAGAATATGGATTTACATCATAGATGATTGATGGTGAATTGTATGCACCATACTTGTGATTTGTTTGTGCAACCCTGAATGTAATCTCTGCATTTGTTCCGTCAACTGTACCAAGTGGCATAGTTCCTTTAACAGTTTCGCCGACTTGGAATACTCCCTGAGTCATTGAGATTTCAAGAAGTTTTGGTGTTACATACTGAGTTACATCTTGATCTTCAAAGAAGACATAGAAACGTGTTCTTGGTTTGATTCTGTTTGATACAAACTCGATGTTTCTAGATCTTAAGTATGGAATAAGTTCTCTACTGATGAGTCTTGTCCCAATTGATCGAGTATCAATTCTCTCACTGGCTTGCAGTTGAATACCAGATCTAGTAAGTCCGCGATCAACACTGATATTGAGTTCACTATTAACCAGGAAACTATCCTGCATAGTGACTTCTCTTGTTCTAGAAACAAGACCTTGACTTTCTGTTGCTAACTGTTCTCCACCTTCAGTAAATCCACCTCTCCAACCAGTTGCACTTAAAACTTCTGATGACTGAATTTCTCTTGAGAGTTCTGTGGTGCTTGTATCAACAGAGCTCCACTCTTCTTGCCATGAACCCCAATCAATTGGAGCCAATCCAGTATTGGGATCTACAGAGAAGGTGTCCATGAATGATTGATATCCACCCTCAAGAATGATGTTATTAACATCAAGGCGTTTTTCCTCTACCCAGACATCACTCGCTGGATTCAATTGAGCAACACCAACCCAGTTAATAACTGCAAATGGGTTTACATTCTCAGTTCTGGTGGCAAATCTTTGTTTAATAAACTCAGATTCTGAATAGTTAAGAGTTACTACATCTCCAGTTCTTCTAAGCGCATTTGATTGAAGATCGGTTACTTGTGTGAGATCAACGTTTGGATTTGCAGTTGTTCCAATACCAATTACTTGTTCGGAACCAAGAAGAAGATCAATTCCATGAGTATAGTGCATGGGTCTAAGTTGACCTTGAGCCTTGTCAATGGATGATCTAAAGTTTGGATGTCGAATATTGTGAGATGAGTGACCTCTAAAATTATCAACAAAGAAACCAGACTTAAATCTATCAAGGCCTGTTACAGAGTCTCTAATGTTTAAATTGGCAGTGTCTGTTTCAAGGAGTGAAAGTTGTGTATAGAATTCAATATTCTTAATCCTTGTTTCAAGTCTAGAGATATCAAACATTGTATATCTCTTGTGTTTTGCAAGAACAACCGTAGTTTCTTTAGACGCATTATGCAGATATGGTCTGTTGTAAATTGTAGCTACGGTGAATGATCCTGCAGGACTTTCTGGAGCGACAGGAGCTTCAGATGGTGATCCTTTTTTGATCTCAAAGAATCCATCTTTGGAGAGGAAAATCTTATCAATTCTAGGGAGATAGAATGAATAACCAACGGTTAGTGTTTCTTCTCCAACAAGAATATTTGGCACATATGATCCAGAAGAGCTAAAATCTCTAAAGTCATATTCAAAAGGACTATCCGTATCGGAGGAAGTGTTGTAGTTCTTAACTCTTGGTCTAATATCAATATAATCCGTAACGGGTTGACCTCTAAAGGATGTCAAATCATCTTGATATGTATCTGGAGAATAACTATTAACAACACCAAGATCTCCAGTGTTACCAGAATCTACAGTGTAATGATCGAAAACGATGGCCAATCTCTTCTTTGGTTCTGGAGAATCAGAATTTCTGATGATTCTAGCATAATCATAAAACTCTGGTCTTTGTCCATTGTCGAATGTGAAGTTGGTGACAATGTTTTTGTCACCGATGATTACAGAAGATACTTCTCCAGTAATTCCAGAAGATTGGAAAATTACACTCTCACCCACAACGAATCTTAGTTCATTTTTGTAAACGATATCAACGTTACCTGCGGCTGATGTAACAACTCTAGCAACTGCACCACTAGTGGATCCAACTACCAATTCACCTTGAAGTGTATTAGTAAGGTCCGAAGATCTATTTACTAATGCGATGTTTGGAAGAATTGGGTTGGATGTAGTGCTTGATTCAAATACCGCATGTACACGAAGACCGTCAGGAACATTTAGACAAATTTCATTATCCTGAACTCTGGTTCCGTAAATTGCATTGTATGTTAACCCATCATTGAAACTGGTATTAGTTGATCCAGAATAGTCATACTTTGATCTAGAAACAACCAGTTTGCCACATCTAGAAATACTCTTTTTCTGTGGTTTTGTGTCTATTTTCTTGAGAGTGCTAACAAGAATTGCATTTGTATCTGAAACCTTACTCAAACCAACAAGAGTTACTGTCTTGAAAGTAGAATTAAATGTGACTTTCTGTGAATTTAGAGATTCAACAGTTCCATCAGAATATACGAGGTTATATCTTTCTTCATCAAATGGTTGGAAGAACTGATTTGTTTCTGATACAGTTACAGACCCTCTGTTACTGGAAACATTAAGAGAGAACTGTCTTCTAATTTGCAGTTCAGAATTACTCAGGTCTACATTTGAAATGTAAGATTCTGGCAGCCTCGTTGTGAGACTGGAATTTTTCGAATTGATCAGATTTGGTCTGAGAAGTGTGAAGTCGCTTGTCTGGATTTCTGTTGTGGTGAGACCTCCATCACAAACTCCACTTACACTAGCTCCAAGTGAAACAAGAGTAATGGTTGATCCATCAGATGAAAGAGATCCAACTCTATTGAATGTTGGATCAGAGAAACCACTTCTGTTGTAAGTTACAATATCGCCAGTTTTAATTCCAACAGAGAATCTATTTCCTGGAGCGGTTACAATACCAGCTACTCCAATAGTAAAGTTGGTTCCAACTGGAGCAAAAGAAAATCTATTAGAAAGAACGGTATCAGCATTAAAAGTATTGATGCCAACAGTTTGATAGATAGACTTTACATCATCAAAAGAATACTCTCTAACGGAAGTAATGACTCTACTATCTTGAATACCATTAATGATGATTGGTTCATCATTAATGAATTGTCCGTTTGTGGATGTGAGTGTAAGTGATTGAGAAGAACTTACATTATTCTTCAAAAATCCTTTGGCACCACTTCTTGCACCTTCAATCAGTGCAGGTGTGGTTTGAGTAAGATTAGAACTTACCGTTACTTCTGTGAATGTTTGAACATCATACAAATATACATCATACTTAGATGCATCATTAGAATATGTAGATGACTCCAGTTTATAATCATAAACTTTGGCATTTCCAATTTCTGCACCAGAAGCCGTTCCACCTACAGTCCCAACTCTTTGATCTCTAAGACTTACAACAGCAGTAGTGCCGAAACCAACGACAGGTGATCCAAATGCGTTGTTAATCTTGAGATAACTTACACCATTAAAGACAAATGATGCAGTATCAATGGTCTTTGCATCTCTTGGTTTTTCTACATCAATATATGATGTATTGAGTTTTTCGATATCATATCCCCTAACATATGCCTTACCAGGAGAAACCTGATACAACATCAAATCATTACTTGGTGTGCCACCTTGAGCCGTTTTTTGAGTTGGTAAATAAACACCACCATTACCCTGTCTGTTATTCAAAGACTCTTTAACAGACACTTGGAATGGTTTCACATAGTAATCACCACTTTCATCAAAAGTTCTTCTAGCTAACTCATCGCGGATGAGATTATAATCAGTTTTCTTAACAAACTTCTGTGTTCTTCCATTTTCTAATCTAATCAGTTCAATAAAATTCTCATCATTAAACTCATCAAGACCTTTCTTGATCAGTGTTGTTGTAATTTGGAATCTGTCTGCACCAGGAGCTGTTGCATTAGAGAAACCAGCTGCGTTATCAAATAGACTTGGGTCATCATAAGCAGTTACAATATTTTCATCGATGAAGAGACCAACTCTATAGTTTGGAGTTGCATCATATTGATCGAGAATAACCGTTTGGGATAATACTTTTACGAAAAATCCACGAATAAAGTATACACCTTCTTGAATTGCAGCTGCGCAACCAGTGGAAGTTGCATTTGATGCAATACAAGTAGCAAATGGATTATTAGATGTGATGCGGGAAAGACCGTACTCAATATTCGTATCAGTGATTAGGTTTTCTCCATCAGAAAAAGTTTCAGTGGAGAAATCACTACCCGACTTAGAATATTTTACATAAAGTGTATTATTGCCTCTTTCAGAATCCTTATCTAAAAGGTAATTTACTACAGTGGCTTCTACCCCAGACTGAGAACCTCTAATTTTCTTACCGACAAGTTGTTCAAGATACTCTGATAGTGGAATACCAAGGAAAGTATCATTTAACTCCACTGCGTAATACAGTGGGTCATATGCAATTTGACCAGGAATAACTACGGAACCTTCTTTGAAGAAGTGTTGACCAAATCTCTCAATTTGATTTTGGAGAATTGTCTGTAGCTGAGTTAATTCTCTTGCCTGTACTGGACTAGCGGGTTTAAAAAGTACCCGATTAAAGTTCTTGTCTTCATTAAAGTCATCATAATACGGAGAAACATTGAGGTTAGTCTCTTGGGGCATTTTCTTAGAACTCTAATACGATTTTGATGTCTTCTTTCTGAGTGGCACTGCGTTGAATCGCTGCCCTGTTATCTATGTATAAGATCTCACCAGAATATTTTTGAACTTCTGGTAAAGCAACACCTTGAACAAAACTTTGTCCAAGTTGAACTGATGCAGATCCAACAGTCGTTGCAGTTCCAGGATTTGCGGAAGTACCAAAACTAGTTTCGATACCAAGAGCATCTCCACCCGTTTGCCCACTGACCACATATGTTCCACCAGCACCAATTTGCGAAGTGAAATCTATACTTCTAAACCCATACGCAGTTGACCCAAGGCCAACTGGTGTATACAATTTCAAAACACCAGTTGATGAATCCCAGTTAGCCACATAACCAACTGCCGTAGATCCAACACCAATCGTTTGATAAACTGGAGTATCTACGGTATATGTAGTGTTTGCAATATCACCACCAGTTAAGTTTCTCAGTTTTAATGCTGTTAAAGCACTTGCTCTTGATTGAGTGAGTAAACTACCAGCTGGAGTAAGTGGATTATTGATGACACCTACTCTTGCAAAGTCATTTCCAGTGATAAAATCTGGGTTTGAAGCGTCATTTTCATAACGGGAATAGAGAAGAACTCTAAAAGCACCCAATTCTTTGTAAATATCATATCCATGTCCACCTGGGGGAGGAGTAATAACTTCAAATTGGGCTACAGATGTTGTACCAACACCAACTGCGGAGAGACCTGCAATTGCACCACCAGTCTCAGCACCAGGAGCACCAGGATAAAATTGAATTGTTCCTCTGGTGTATCCAGTGCCACCGTTAGTAATCGCAACGTTGGACACTTTACCCTGAGAATTTACAGTAACACTAGCCTTACCACCAGTTCCATCTCCTAGAATTGGAATATTGGAGAAAGTAGTAGAGATTGGTTGATAACCTCCACCAGCATTAACAATCAATGCTGTCTCAATTTTTCCATCAACTGCATTATTTTTTACGTCGGCCGTATCTCCAGTTCCCCAATCTCCTGGGACTGGAATGAAATCAATTGAGTCAAATTTGATAATATCTGATGGATTAATCGTGTACAGATATTTCCAAACATATCCATCACCACTAGTTCCTGCCGATCTTGGTTCAAGACTAGTAAATGTTGGTTCATCAAGAGATCGAGCTCCAAGTGGATTCTCTGGAGTTTGACCGTTGTTAATACAAAGATATACTCTGTACTGACTATTCACCACATAATACTTTGCATCATAGAGGTTAGTCGATGATGTTTGAGGACTCAAATTTGTCCTGGTATAGTTGTTTTTGTACATTTCATAGACAGTTCCAGATGTCCATGTGTACTTTTTAACTAATCTCTTTACATCACTCGTAGTGAGTTTTTTGAGAGCGATCATGGTATCATAATCGTCATTATACTCTCTAAACCCATCTTTAGGAGCTGGTGTATTGGTATTCCAATCAGTAGTACCATACCCAGCACCTACGTCCTGAGAGTTTGGCAATCCAATAAAAGTGTAATAGGACTGCGAAGTGTCCGCTACACCAGCGACGAAATTCGCAGCATTTAATATTCTAAATTGATCTGAAATAATCGCGGGCATTTTATTAGACAGACTTTTTGTTTTATTTATGATGTCTGATCAAAGTCACTATAGTTTTCACTGAGTTTTTCAATTCTAACTACCACAGGAGCAGTTGTTAGTCCAGTATATCCATTTTGATTGTCAATAGTGAACGACTGTGGATTTAAGACATCTCTGGTGAAACTGTGGAATCTTCCCCAACTGTAGTTGGCGATTTTTGGAGAAATACTAGTTGTACCAAGTCCAGCCAAAGACCGAACATTGGAGTAAACCGTAACAATACCAGAATTTGAAGTTACCACTTGATCTGCACGATAAACATTGTCAATGAATGTTGTTCCAACACCAATGGCACTATTATCAACGTTAATAGACGTTAATCCATTACCAACTACAGAGTTTGTGACAACATAGTAGTAACCAGTTTGAATTCCACTCTTTGTGATACCACCAAATCCAGCTTGTTCAAGGAAAGAACTTGAATCAAGTTCAAATTGAACCATTGGACTGATAGTTCCAACTCCAGTTGCACTAGTTCCAACTCCAACGACAAGTCCATAATCACCGTCACATTCAACACTAGTAATGGTTTCAATCGTAACTGGTTCTACAGAGATTAGAACCTCTACGGACTTAGTTGAATCATACCCAAATCCTCCATCATTTACGGTGATGTTGGATATTGTTCCAGCGGCCGATACTGTTGCAGTTGCAGCTGCAGAAACAGTTTCAGGAACACTGTATGCAATATTCGATGACAAGCCAACTGTTACCAGTTTTCCACCACCAAAAGTTAATCCATTGTAATCGGTTCCAACACCAACAAACTTCTTATACCAAGTGTTTGTATCTACGGAATTAAGAACCATTCCACTCTGCCCAATTGCAACCCAAACGTTGTCATTGTAGTAGACTGAATTTAAGTTGAATGTTGACCCAGAAGAAACAACACTCCATGTCAATCCGTTGTCAGTTGATCTTACAACGGATCCAGCTGCACCAACGGCGATCCACTTATCATCTGCATAGTGAACATCATTAAGTCTTGTTGTGATTGAAGTGGTTGTTACACCAGTCCAGATTTCACCATTTGTAGATCTAAGAATGGATCCATTATCACCAACAGCAACAAATAGATCACCACGACTGTCAACTCCACGGAGATTTTGTGAAGAATACTTGCTTGTAATTACAAAGGCGGTTCCAAAGCCGGAAGATCCTTGTTCTGTAAAGACGATAGTTCCAGCAGCTCCAACAGCAACACCTTTTGTAGATCCACCAGAGAAAGCGTTAAGATCTTGAGTGAGTGCAGTATCAGAATAACTGTATAAGAACCCGTTTAGAGTTCTACTGTATATCGTTGATTTATTGAAGGTAGAGAAATCAGTACTGATTGCAACCGTTCCACCGAGACCAACAGCAATAATCGTGCTTGATACTCTATCAACTCCAAAGAATGTTCCAAATCCAGTAGTTCCAGTATCATTCCAAGATACGGCATCGGAAGAGGTATTAATTCCAGATGTTGTTCCTGCAGCAACAAATACACCAGAGTAGTAAGTTACATCATTGTATTCGACATCAGTGTTTGAAGTTGATTGTGTCCAGGTCTTACCAATTTCCTTAATTTGTTGATAAGTGGTTGCGAAAGAAACTGTTGGAACAGTTTCATATCCAAGACCAGGATCTGTCACAGAAATTGAAGAGATGGTTCCACCAGCCGAAACTGTAACCGAAGCATCTGCCTGATCCACATTGTTATCTCTAATTATCTTGATACCAAGACCAGGAACTCTGTTTCTGTTTGTTCTATTATCATATGCACTAAAGATTGGGAATGCATTTTCAACAAAAAGAACATTGGAAGAAACACCAACATTTTGAATAATTCTAGTAGTTGGTTGTAGTTTTGCAATTAGAGGAGTTCTTGACTTAGGTAATTCCTGACCATCAATGATCAAATCACTGGTTTGTTTTTCCCAAGAAACCATTCTTGTGAAAGTTGGATCGGTGTTAATGCCAGCACCACCATACAAGTTGGTTTGAACCTTACTCACTCCAGTAATGTCAGTTACAGTTCTTCTTAATTGTTGTACAAAGTTTTTCTCTCTCTGAAGTTGAAGTTTGTCTCCAGTTTTAATAGTTTGAATTGGAGTACCACCATCATCCACATCAGTATTAGATCCTCTGAAAAATATGACTTGAAGTTTACTGCCAGCTTTTGGTGCTTCAGTAAATTCAATTTGAGTACCACCATTGAAAATGTAATTCTCTCCAGGTCTTTGAAGAACATCATTCAAAACAACAAGCAAATTATTAGCCGGTGCAATAGAAGTATCATTTGAACCAATGTTTATGATTTCTTGCAAGAGACGGGTTCTAAGTGTGAATACTTTTCTAGACCCATTAAATTCATTGGAGAAATCATACAGTGGTAAAAGTTGACCAAAACTAAATCCAGAGAATTTGTCATTATATGTCTCATCTACAGTAAATGTAAATGCACTGAATCCTGCACCAACATTTGAATCTGTTGGAATACCGGCAACTGTAAGAACATCGCCATTGGCATATCCAATTCCACGATTAGTGATATCAAAGTCAATTACACTACCACCAGTACCAACTACAATTGTCGCTTTAAGACCGCTGCCTTGACCGCCAGTAAACGAAACATTTGAATATGCTGTTGGAATACCAACAATAATAATTGGCGGAGTTGTAGATGCATATCCAGTGCCACCACTTATAGTAGTAATTCCAGTAACAGTTCCAGCTGAACCAACGGTTGCAGAAAGAACAGCGGTGGATCCAATTCCAAGAGGATTCAAGACTTGAATACTAACAGAATCGGAAGATCTATAACCAGATCCACCACCAGTTACGGTAACAGATTCAATAGAACCAGCGCCATTAATAATTGCAGTTGCTGCAGCCGCAACAAGGTTCTGATATCCAGATCCAAATCCTACAGTAACACGATTTACAATTCCGCCTCTAGGGAGACTTTCTCTATCATCTCCACTAAAGAAGATAGATGCACCAATACCAGGATCTTGTTTTTGATCCATTGTATAATCAACAATCGGTCTCTGGAAGATGTTGTTGATTAGAACAACACCATTATTAATAACTTCTCCAGATCCTCCATCACCAGATTTGGTGGTTACAATTCCTGTAACATCTTGATCATTTTGTTGTAGTGTAAACGTCTTTCCAATACCAGTAAATCCATCCGAGATATCATCAAATACGAAGTTTGTTGTTGGATCTTGTCGGTTAAAGATACGTCCAGCAAAACTGGATTGTGTAGAAATACCAGGTTGTAGAGTGTTGACACCTACAGGTCCATATGGAGGATCAATGAAGTGAATTACATCTTTAACGATGTGGAAATCACCGGCTTTCATGGTAACAGCCGCACCGACTGTGTGTGCAGCAGCTGAACTACCAAGAACACCGCGATTTACAACAAGAACATTTGTTGATCCAAATCCAACAGTAGTAATCTGCAAGATTTCACTGTCAATTTCAAGAAGATCGTTAACAGTAATAGATGTAACTCCAACAACTTTAATCGTAGTTGATCCAACACCTACGGCTTCAGTAAGAGCGACACCAACGTTCCTCTTATAAAGAGGCGACTGAATAATTCCATCAAGATCAATGATAACTCTATTATCTGGGTTAATTACATCGAATGAATGTAAAGATCCAGTTCCAACTGAACGGAATGTAAGTGGTTCGTTGTTAGTGACAGCAGTGTTTAATCCCGCCAAAGAGAAGTTATTGTTGTCAATCTTGATGACAAAGAGTTGACTTGGTAAGAAACTTGTGGAAACTCCACCGATAACTTTGTTTGTGGTTTCAATACCAACTCTATTGTTTCCATATACTTCATTACCAGGATCATATTTAATTTTCTCACCAGTTTGGAAATTATGATTATTAATTCTAATAATAGAAGATCCTACAGAAATTACAGAGGAGTCGGATCCATCAAACGCCTTGGTGAATGGAATTTCACTTCCGTTATTTGTAGTAAGTCTAAATGATGTTAGACCAACCAGTAAAGCACTTGTAGTTGTTCCAATTCCTGTGAAACTTCCAGAGATATCATCAATATTATCAACTTTGTTAGAAACAATATTGATAAATGTGGTGATCTTTTTGTTTTGGAATGTAATAAACTTAGAAAGACCGTTGGAAATTGTTTCCTCTGAGGCAATGTCAAAATCATCTCTAGTATAGAATGATTTCAAGGTATCAATGTTAATGAACAGGGAAGTATTAGCTGCACCAGCAGTAACTCTTAAGTCTCTACTTCTAGCAAAACCAGCAGTAGAATTAGAAGAAATTACAAGATCGGAGAACTTCTTATATCCTGTTGGGTGAATAATACTTTCAACGGGATCCTTCCAAGTTTTTTCCTGAACCTCACTCTTAATAGAATATGAGAAACCTTGGTAGTAATCATTATCTTCCAGTTTTTGGAAGTCATTATTTAATTTACCAGTGTCTTTTTGCCAACCCTTTGGTCTTTCGGCTTTATATCCAGTGTTGAAGAACTTCTCATATGATCTTACATCAACGACTGTTCCTTCTGCACCAGAAACAGATCCCTTGATAACATGACCATTTCCAATTTTAGAATTCGTATTTTCAATTCGTAAAGTATTTGTGATAGAACTATATCCATCATTCTCAAATACAACACCAGACCCATTTGATCCATAGGTGACGTTTTCACCACTCAAGAACTCATCAGCTTCTACCTTTACCTCAAAAGTTGGCAGATCTCTTCGTCTAATGACTCTACCAGCACTATTATTTGGATCAAAGGTTCCACCAGTTGTTCCAAGTCCAGTAATTGAATAAGTAATTTGTGCCGTGGTTGGATTTCTAGTAGCAACAGTAAAGAACACATAGTCATAATCATCAGAATTATATCCACCAGTTGTTAGAGGAGATGTTGTAACTCCAACACCTTCTACAAAGATCTTGTCCCCAACCGCAAATGGGAAGTTAGATCCATCTGCAGCCCAACCACCTGTAGGTTGAGAGATTGTTAAGAAATTAGTTGATCCATTTGAAGACGCGGTTACAATACCGATACCATTACTGTTTCTAACCGCAAATATTCTTGCAGGATTAGAAACATCATTAAATCCACGAGCACTACTAAGAATATCAACAGAATCAACCGATGTTCCTTCAAGATTTGCACGAAGTTGAATATCTGGTCTACCAACTACAACGATATCTGGGGGTGTCAGATAATTTCTTCCAGTCGTTACAACTCCAACCTCAGTAATCTTATAGTTCTTCGTTAAAGTAACAAAATCTGGAATATCAATCGTTGGTTTTACCGATTTGTCTGATGGATAATCAAAACCAATCTTTACAACTTCATCAAATCTTGATTTACCAATGTTTTCATCATAAACACGAAGAACAGCATTGAAACCTGAGGTTGTTCTTACGGTGCTGATTCCAGGAGACTTCTCATAACCAACACCAGAGAAAGTAACGTTAACTTCATTGATTGGACCAACAGCTGTAGGTGAGTTAGTTACATATTTGAAAGTAGTAATTCCAGATGATGTATATGAAGAAGATTCTGGTTTTTCCTCAACTTGATACTTGTATTGAGTAATAGAAGTTGTTGTAATTCCAAAAGTTCCAGAATATACACTATTGGTAACTACGATTTTGGAACCATTGACGACATCTTTATCAGGAACACTATCTCTCTTTGATACATCAATGGTATCAAGATTGGTTGGGATTAATCTATAGTATAGAACAGAAGGAACATTTTCGGAAAGTTTGAGATTTACTAAAGATCCGGCCGAACCAGATGTTCCACTTCTAGTTACTTCGGTACTAATACCAAAACCATCATATCTGTTGATGAAGTTTTGATCCTCAAAGAACTCAAGTCTAAGATCTGACAAACTACCATCAGAAACAGCAAATCCAATAGTTCTGCCTCTAGTGGCAGTTATCAAAGGATTAATCTTTGCAATCTTGTGAGTACCAGATCCAAAAGTTGTAATACCAATATAATTGTCGTTAAATCTTACAGCATCAGTGTAATTTGTTGACAGTCTGAATCTATTATCATCGACCTTTTTAATATAATATTCGCCTTTGTTGATAAGAGGTGATGCTGGATTTGATGAAATATAAAGTACTTTGTCACCACTCTCAAACTCATGGTTATTGATTGTAATAATAGAAGATGAAGTACCGACTCCTACAGCAGAAGTTGTAAAATACTTTGGATCTACAATTGTTCTTCTAGCAACAGTATCATATTCAATAGATTTGGATAATGTAGAACTTGGTAGAACATTTACCGTTACTTTATCATTTGTTCTCAAATTGTGGCTAGTACTAGTACCAACGGTGACATCATATCTCTTTACAGAACCAACATATTCTTTATTCTGTGTTGTAAATGAATGTTCTACGCCAGTATCATTTTGAACTGGTAAGAAGTATAGAGATGTTGAAGTTGTTCCAATTCCAGCTTGAGTTGTTGTGATACCAAGGAGATTTTGACCTTTATTAACTGCATATACAGTTTGACCATCAACAAGATCAAATGGATTTGCTAGGTTTAAAGTATTCGATACAGTTAAAGCTACTCCAACAAGTCCTCTACCATAGACCAGTTTTTCTCCAGTTCTAAAACCATGATTTGTAATCGTAATACTATTGTCCGCAGTAGAGCCAGAGGGAGGTAATTCATGATTTGCAAGGATTGTTCCATCGTTTGATTTTACCCGTATTACAGTAGTTGTTCCAACCCCAGCAACAGACTGAACAACTACTGTTGTCCCGATACCGATAGAATTTTGTGGATTAAATACAATCTTCTTATTTGGATCAATAGACAGATCGGTTTTAACGCCAACGATAAAGGTAAACTTCCGTTCATCTACCGTCAACAGTTCACCAGCCGCATGGGAAGTTACAAGTCCTGCTTGACGACGAACTCTATAGTTATTATTTCCACGATCAATAGACAGAACGCGAAGTCTTTCTGGGGTCGATCCTACGATTAATACATCGTCTACAGAAATTGCATCAGATGATCCAGAAAGTTCCAGGTTGAGGGTTGTGGTAATTCCTGTTACACCACTTGTACCAATACCAACATCAAGTCTAGCTGTTACAGAAGAAACTGCAATTGTTCGTACACCTTCAATAAAACTGAGTTCACCAGTTCCAATACCACTTACAATTACAATATCATTGTTTGACAAATTATGAGAAGTTGTTGCAATACCAGTTACAACTTGATTATTATAGTTAAATGCGATGTTAGAAACCGTAGTTTCTGCATAGGAAATTTGATTAATTCCTTTTCCAACAACCGTTTTAATTTTTGCTGAAGCGGAGTTGCCACCAGATCCTTGATTGTTAAAGACCAGTCTTTCTCCAACTTTATATCCTTCACCACCATCAATTACGGTAACTGTACTAATACCGATAGGTTTGATAGATCTTACTGAAAGTTCTGTGGATTGTAAATTGTCAGTGACAAGATAATCATATTCAGATCCTACAAATCCAAATTTATATGGATATGTATTTCTTACAAGATTACCACTATTCAAAATAGGAAGAGATTGAATAGAAGATGGTTGATCATTAAATGAATTTTTCTTAAACTTAAATCCATTTAATACATATGGGAATAGAGGTTCCCTGTTACTTACAAACGGAATTTCAGAACTATTTGATGCATTAATTGTGCAGAAATATGCATATATCCCATTGGGATATTCAGGAGTCTTACAGAATCTACCATTATATTCATCTAAGTCGCCATCAGCTGTATAATTCCAATCATCTACAAAGAATCCAAGAGGATATATTGATGTTGGTGGTCTGTTTGACTTAGTATCTAAAGTATAACTTGGGATCAATCTACGAACAGTTCCACCAGTTGCTGACGAATATCCATATGGACCATAGATGGGAGATCCATCATAAGCCCAACCAACAATAGGTGAGTGAGAAACTGTTGACTTTTCTGTAAAATTATTTTCGATATTATCACCAAGAATCAATCTCAGTTTTCTTGATAAGTATGCATGAGTATACTTACTACCATAATCTGTATTTTGGCTTGGAACAACGATGCCATCATCATTTTCATTAATAGTCTTTTTGTACTTTTGTACAAGATCGACATTCCATTCCTTGACATCAGCTCTAAATTTAGCACCACTGCCGACGGGAGTTACTGTAACAGTTGTGTCTCTTTGTAAGTAACCTACTCCCTTATCTACGATGGTTATGGATGTGATGACACCATTAGTGACAGTAGGCAGAAGTTTGGCATACTTTCCACTTCCATTGATAGTTAATGTTGGAGGAGTTACATATCCACCACCACCAGACTTAATTAGAGCTTGATTAATTTCGCCATTTAGAACTACGACATCAATCTCAGCTCCACTACCATTAGAAACGGTTACATTGGGTCTTCTATGTACGTTAAACGTATCAGTTACTCCATATCCACTTCCAACGTTTGTAATTTGAACATCACTTATCGATCCAGTACAAACAGGTTTAACTCTGGGATTTGAAATAGAAGTATTTGCAACACCAGAAACTACATCAATACTTACATTGATGTCTGGATACTTGAATGTATGTGTACCAGCTCCAACCGATCTAAGGTTAACAAAACTATTCTTGTCAAAGTTTTGAACTGTGGATGTTGTACCAATACCAGCGTCAGCAACTCTAAATCTGTTTGTATCTACTTTAAGGACATAATAATTCGTCGATGCAGAAAGACCTTCGATTACACTTCCACTTGAAGAATACTCAACAAGATCTCCAGATTTAAATCCATGGTTTCTAAAATACACATAGTCATCAGATGTGTTAATACCGCTTCTAATATCGTCAGAAATTGAAGATGGTGGATAGATTACAGAATTTACAGTTGTTTTTCTGTTTGAATATCCAGATCCAGAATTTTCAATTACAATTTTATCGATTACATTTCTTTCAGTTGTGGCTCTAAGTGTATTAGTACCAGCAGACTTACTTGTCAGGTTGATTGGATTTGATCCAGCCAAAGCATCATCATATCTGTTCATTAATTGAACAATTGTATCACTTACCTTATGAACATAATAAAGTGATCCATTAACAAGACCACCAACGGAAGCATAGTTGTCTGCCTTACTATAAACTACAGATTCACCATTAAAGAAGAGGTGATTTGATCGGAATATAATTTGATTACCAGAGGTATTAACATCAATATCTGCATTAAATGTTTTTGTGTTTCTCTGTGGTCTAAGTCTTGCAGAGGCTGTTGCACCAGAACCATTACCACCAGTAATTTTTACAGAGGGAACTCTTTTAATATCATATCCACCATAAAGCAACTCAATAGACTTGAAAGTTCCATTTTCAACAACTGCATATGCAGTTGCTCCAGAACCAACCGTATCACTAATGTGAATGTTTGGTGGATTGTTTACATCATATCCAGATCCACCATTTTCAACATCGATATTCTCCACTGATCCGTAATAGATCGAATCTCCAGATCTATTTGAAAGAATTTCAACACCATTGTTGAACATTCCAATATTTTCATTTTTAAGGGGTTTATCAAATTCTTTAAGTTCTGGTGTTACAGGGAACTCTCTTAAGAAATTTTGATATTGTAGTTTTGTATTAGAAAGTTCTAGTGGAAGGATGTAATGGGTTGTGCCAGCTGCAGTAAGACTGATAAATCTCTTGAAAGATGCATCAGAAGAACTATTCGAAAGAGAAATCGTATCTGTATCAATTCTAGTTACAACATAAGTGGTTCCTGATATCAGTCCACCAATCGCACTAGTTTCGGAAGAATACTTAATCAAATCTCCATTGTAGAATCCATGATTAACAATACCAATAGTAGTTCCACTTACATCACTTGATTGGAAGGTTTTTCTTCTATTAGTTGCATAAATTCTATACGATGGCAAAGAGCCAGAAGTTACATAGAACTTTTGTCCATCAACATGGGAGTACGTGTTTTGAACATTTGATAAAAATGCAGATACACTATTTGATGATGAATTACTAGAAGCAAAATTTAGATTTCTTCTTACACTATATGTTTTAGATGTATTAATAGAACCAGAGGTTATATTAATTTTAAATTCAAGTGAACTAATAACTTGACTTACTGTTCCCTCAACATTTGATGGAATTGCAGAACTCTCATCAATAAGAGTTACCGAATCCTCCAACTGAAGAAGGTGTGGGCTAACAGTAGTAACGTTGTTAGTTACTGTGTTAATAACCGATTTGTTAGTATCAACTCTTTTTGCAACTTTAGTTTTGGTTTTTAAGTTGTGTAACCAAGAATTCAGTCTATAGTTATTAGATGATGATACATTACCTAGTTTTTTTGGTACAATAACATCATTTGAACGCAGATAACCAACGTCGTCCAGATCAACACCAGAAACAACCGACGTTAGTCTAAAGTAGACTGGTTTTGTGGAATCACCATCTTCAAATGCATATACGGTTCTCAATCCTCTTACAAATTCCCCATCAGAGTAAGAAGATGTGATACCTGTTACACCAAAGAACTGATTTGAAGATTTACTTGTATAGGTAGCAATCCCTACCGTTTGACCAGCACCAACGTACAGTGATCCCGTGTTTCCAAAACCAAGGGTTGAATCTACGGTCACCACCGTTGCGCCAATGGCTACATTTTTCAATAAAGTAGAAGAACCAGTTACAACAAACTCACCAACTTCAGATCCCTTACTTAAACTAATGAGATAATACTCTTTATTATTTCTCTGTTGTCTCTGAATATTAAATATCGACCCAGTTACTCCTTCGTTATCAGTTTGATACAAGGTCTGTCCAATAACCTTTGTTGGATCACCACTGATGGCTTCTACAATTAAATCATCAGTTACTAGATAGTCTGCATCAGATGGTGCAATCAAATATTCAATTGGTTTAATAACTTCCGATCTCTCATTGTAGAGAACGTTGAAAAGAATTTTTACGGCTTCATCCGTTCCCTTCGAAGCGTAAAAATCTTTAGCCTGACGTAAGAAATTAGCTTTGTCTACTGCATTATCGAGGGTTCTATCCTCAAATCCAGGCAGAAACTGTTCTTTTGTCTTCTTCCAAAACTCTTGCAGAAAAAGATTGCTGAGATTTTGAACCCTAGCTGACGTAATGTGATCAGATGCGTCAGAACTTGTGAATACCAGACTTTCTGGTTGATTTGATTTATGTAAACTCTCTACACCACTAAATCCACGAACACATCCAGTAAATGAGGTCGCAGTTTTCCCTGTATATGTGATAATCTCATTACCAATTTTCAGGAGACCATATTTTTCTGGCCATCCAGTCGTAGATACTACATTAATGGTGTCGGTATAAGAACTTACCGCACTAGTACATGTAGTAAACCCGACAAGATTGTCGTTACCACTAAAAGTCTCTACTTTTTGATACTCATTTAAATTTGTAATGATATCAATTGGACCACCTTGATATTCTTGTGCAAGGTAGTATTGTTTTAAGAAATCAATGAATAGTGGACTTTCTTCTTGTACAAAAGAAGGTAATTGACTTCTAACGATCTGATTGATCTGGACTTTCTTGGAAGCGGTGTCGATCATTATTGTCTAATATATTTTCCGTTGGAGAAGCTAGAAGTGGAGATGAACCTAGTACCTGAGGTATCAGCACCTGTAGAAATTAAGTCTTCAACTGTACTAATGGTACTATTGGCAACAGAAAGTTGAACATAGAGATCTCTCAAACCGATGATATCGTTAGATTCAGGAATGGCTTGAACTTCAATCACATTGTTATCTTTAACTGTTGACAAAATCCTTATTGTATCTATAAGGATTTCACCAGTGTCATATCTAACAGTTCCAATATTGTTTCTTACAACTTCAACACCACCAGTTGAACTCATTCTGAATAGGAAGATACGACCTCTTGTCTCACTAATATATGCATCAGCAATGTACAAGGTTCCTCTAATTCCATCTACCGTAAATCCAGTAGATTTAATATTATAACCTTCTCTACGATTGTGGAACCTGTTACCATAACACAATTCATACTGAGCAAAGTTTGCAGTGTCTGCTTCAAGATTTCTACGAATGATTACTTTCGTAATATTTGATGTGATTGCAGTATCTGTATCATCAATAATTTTTTGAGCCTTACTATACTTGAACCTACCACCAAATTTGTTCAAATCTGAGGAATTTGAATAAGTGTTTAGAGAATTCGTAAGTTTTGTTTTTAAGTCAGATGTACTGGCGGTCATATTTGAATTATAATAGACCGTACTGTCAAGTTCAACAAACAAGTACTTAAGATCAATCAGTTCTGGTCTAATTCCAGCTACAGAATAACCCTTTAGTTTCTGTAAAATTTGTCTTTTATCAAAATCAGAGACAAACTGACCCATTTTGGGTTTAATAGAGACAAATACCTTACCAAACTGAGGTGGTGTTGATTCTTCACCGCCATATGCAGTTACACTTTCTGCATTTGAGTAAATTGTAGGAATAATAGCCTCATAATCATTTGCGGTAACTGCACGATACTGAGACGCATAAACTCTAGGCGCTAAATTCTTGATCGTACTAATGTTTTCAATCTCCGCGCCATTTCTTGATGGTTGATTTGTGGTGATTTCCGAAATTCCAGTAGTAATCAATGCGCCATCATTGTCAACTAACTTACCAGCAAAAGCAAAGTTAGCTACACCATTACCATTTGGACCATCACAAACAATATAAGAAGATTTAACAACATTACTGGAAGATAACTTCTTACCAATTACACCATCACCGAACAACAATTCATATTTTTCATCCTGAACTTCCTGAATCAGGAATACTTCGGATGTAGTTTTGATACCAACAATATTATCAACTTGAGAATAGACTTTTTCGGTGGAAGAAGATGCCGTGTCTTTTACCTTTACTACAAGGGTTGAAGTATCAACAAATGGGTTTGGAAGAATAAACCTTTGATTAGACTGTGAGGCGTCTACGATGAATTCTTTTGTCAGGTATGTACCCTGTTTGATATCAACAGTGAAAGATGCGATTCCATCAACAACGGGAGAAGTTACATCTTCAGAAATTGCAAAGGTATAGTTCGTATTTGCAAAGTCTCCGATGGCCACAAGACCCGCCTTGAGGGTTATACTAGACTTACTAGTGCCAGTACCCAAATTAACGAAAAAACTCACATTTGCGGTTGAAGCTCTTCTTGAAGAAGGCACATAACCAATATTTCTAGCTAATGCAGTTACATTTTCACGCAAAGTAGCGCTATCAATAAACGCTTCATTTGCAACCATATTAGCATTATAGTTCGTAATGTACGAATTATACGCTAAGGTGTCGATAAGAATAGATAAGTTTGATCCCTCAAAGTCAAAATCAGTAAAATTTGAGTTTGACCTCAAATATTCGCGCAACGACGCTTTAATTTGTTCAAAATCGAGGTTTGTATATTGGGTGAACGCCATTATTCTCTAGTTGGTTGAAGAATGAATGTGACTTCTTGTGTCGGCAATGGTAATCCAATAATATCGTAAGTGATTTCTACCGTAATTTCATTAGTATCGGGTGGATGAGACGCCAAAACCGATCTTAAACTCACTCTTGGCTCAAAATTTTTGATAGAAGTCTCAATTTCAACCTCTAATCTTGTCAAAATATCACGATCAGCGGGTTCGAAAATACTATTTCGAACTTCGGAACCAATTAATGAGTTAAATGGTCTCTCAGTATTGATCGTTTCGACAAGATTTCGGACAGATCTCTTAATTGCATCCTCGTTGGTGATCGCAACCACATCATTAGTTACAGGATGCCTTCTAAAAGACAACGAAATGTCTTTAAATCGACGTGATGTGCGAACGACAGGCATCTAACGATACAATTTTTCTGCTATATTTATACTATTCATGCCAACGTTCAACGAAGTCATCAAAACCACCAGGGCCTCCGCATGGTCTTGACATCCTATCTTCAGGGACTCCATACTTTTTCTTTTTAGCTTTGTCTAAAAGTACATCAGAAGAAGGATGAGTGATCAATCTCATCCCACTTTTGATAAAATCTTGACCTAAGTCCACTGGATTTTGTGCCATTTTCTGTCTTTGTAAGGAAGAACAGAACTTTTTAAGGGGTTTCTATCCCTTCTTCAGGTGTTTTCCAGAAATATTCGTCCGTATCACCCAATCTACCCCATCTTACACCGTTCTCAACCTGGTAATATTTGGTAGAAACCTTGAAATCGGGGATTTTTGGTTCCTCTGGAGTGATTGAGAGGTCAAAAATACGCATCCTGTTGTTTGGATAGAGTGCAAATTGACCATTTTCAAGCTCAATACAGTTATGAGACTTGTGTTCGTCTGGAATTTCACTCACGTTACAGTTAGTTATGTCCACATCAGGATGAAAATTATCCAATGTAAACAAATATTCACCTTTCATTGATCCATAGTTGCGAGTTCTCAACTCAAAGTCCATGGATCCAATGAACTGTTTCTCAATACATCTGACACCATAGTCCATACAGTTCCAGAACTGTAGGTTAGGAAGGTCTAGATCGGGGTCAGGCGTCTCTGGACGGGACACAAATGCACTGATAGGGAGTTTATCATACATTGCTGCATATTCAGGCAAGTATGTCTCAAAATAAAATGCGCGCCCAGGTATCGACTTAGCCGACACCCAGACGCCTTCTACAAACTCGCCATGACCATCCTGAAGGTCTCTGAGGTATTCTTTACGAACCCAGACTTTCTGAGGAGGGAGATTGACGACTAGTTGCATTAGAGTTCCTCTTCAACATCCGTTTGAATGACAAGATCACTAGTTGGATAAGCCACGCAAAGGAGTGCGTAACCGGCTTCCATTTGTTCGTCATCAAGGAAGGTTTGATCCTCATTATCCAAAGTTCCTTCAAGAACCTTACCGGCGCAAGAAGAACATGCACCAGCACGGCAACTATATGGAAGATCAACTCCTTGTTCGTCTGCTGCATCGAGGATATAGGTGTCTTCATCACAGGTGATGTTTACGGTTCCTTCTGGAGTGCGAAGTTCGATGTTATAACTCATTTTCCTTGACCTCGGTAACGCTTACGTGCTTTGTTTCGTGAAGTTGCGGCATATTTAGTGTGTTGACCGCAACCCTGTCGAGTATTCTTTGGTTTTGACTCAATAATCGTTTTCCCTGTTAGGGATGCTTTTAGTTTAGCCATTCTCAGGAATTTTTTCTAAAGTGATGGTGGACGGATCAGGTGAACCCGTTTCAAAGTATTGTACAGAGAGGTCTTGGATCATGTCAAGGGCTTCATCTTCATTACCCGAGAAGACTACGCGCCCTTCGACACAAACTCTAAAAACTCCCTCAGATGACGCGAGTTTTTTCATGCCCCACACGGATACGAGGATCACACCAGATCTCTAAGCCTGCTTTCTTTGCATCGAGACAGAAACTGACATCCTCACCACACATGTCCTGAACCTCACCAGACTCGAAGACTTGCATTTGAGGTGCAAACCAAGGATACTCAAGATTCTCAAAGACACCTTTTTGAATCAGTACCCAACCAAAACCTGTGTAGTCCACAGTGAATGGTTTGCGTTTCTTCGAGATGGTCTCAACGGTTTCGTGGTTCATCACACCACGGTTGGCTTTGAAGGATTCTTCGTCAAGCCAGTGTGCAACGGAAGTCGTGTGACCATCTTCAGTGGCGTACCAACCCGCTGCGATCTCTTTCTCCATCCCCAACTGATAGAGTCTGAAGAAACTTTCAGTGTTGAAAACGATGTCATTGTCAATCCACAACTGATAATCGTATTCGAGTTTCCCATCCCAAGGAATCTGATGTTTACCACGCAACACGTTGGCTCCAAGAACCTTACAACGTGCAAAGTTCACCATGGAACTATAATCCTGTGAGATCTGAATCGCTGCACCACACTGCACCAAATCAAAACACAGTTGTACAAAACTCTTCAAGAATGTATAAGAACATCCGCGTCCTGGAAGACAAAAGACAATCTTCTTACCACGAATATGTTCTTTACATGCTTCAATATCAAAATCGTCAACAGGCGCAGTTGGAGTCGCTGCCTGTACTTTAAATCCTTTTGCCATGAAAAATTCTCAGTGGTTTAATGAAATCATACCCTGTATATAGGCTCTTTGTCAATACGAGCCTTCAGTGTTTTTTGACAGTTCTAACGGTAAAATCTCATCCTCTCCAAGTTTTACTTGCTTGGAGTG